GTTACAAATGGGGGCAGTCAGGCACTTGCTATGTAGGGCGCGGTGCTAAGGCCAGAGCAGAGCGACAAGGGCGAGCAATTAGGGCAAGCGGCTACAGAGGTTAAACATGGCATACGCAACAGAATCAGAATTGACAACCTACGCCTCTGATCGCGGCATTACACTTAGCGGCACTGAGCTAGAACTGCTTACTCTTGCCCACGACTACATTGAAAGCCTTGAGTATATTGGGCAGAAGACAGACGACAATCAGGCAGATCAGTGGCCCCGCAAGAACGCTTATGTGGACGCTGTTGAACTAGACAAGAACACAGTTCCTCTAGGCATTAAAGAAGCTGAGATGCAGACGGCCATTGCTATTGAGCAAGGCAACAGCCCATTTGCCACTGTAACGCCCGGCATTAAGTCGGAAAGCGTGGACACCATTTCCGTTGAATATCAAGACGGTTCAGGCAATCGCAGCTTTGACCCGATGGTCAGACTGAAATTGCGCAAGTATCTCGCTGGGTCAGGCGGCGCAAGCACTAACATCGTTAATGTAACGAGGGCTTAATAAGTGTCTTTTGACTACACAAAAACAAAGGGCACGGCAGACCGGCTGATTAATAGCTTCGGTGCTGCTCTCGCTTTCTCTCGGGAAACTGGAGAGACTTTTGACCCTTCTACGGGCCAGACCACCAGCACGACTGAATCGTTCAATAGAGACGTTGTGTGGACGGAGTACCGCAATCAAGAGATTGATGGGACGGCAGTCCAGCGCGGCGATGCTAGGCTTATTGTATCCGGTGAAGTAGAGATCGGGGACAAGGTGACGAAGAACGGCACAGAGTGGCGCATCCTAGATGTAAACCCCTTGCAGCCAGCCAACCTAGCTGTAATTTACATCGCGCAGGCGAGGCAGTAATAAATGCTTAGGTATGTAGCATCACAACTAGACCAGCATCTTGCCTCAATGCCTAATCTGCCTGATGTGGCTTGGCCTAATGTTGAGTTCACACCCGATACTACAAAGGTGCATCTGCAAGTCTCTTATCTGCCTGCCGATGGCGCTTTGTATAGCATGGGCTACGGGCAGGAGACGCCCGGTATCTATCAGGTATCAGTGGCAGCCCCTATTGGCAGTGGCCCAGGCACAGCACAAGACATGGCTGACGGTGTACGCAGCCATTTCGCAGGCCAAGGCAAGATTGGTGATGTATTCATTGAGGCTGTTAATTATGGCCCTGCACAGTTTGATGATGTTTGGTATGTAATTCCTGTATCAATCAACTGGCGCTATTTTGACAATGGCTAGTAATAACTTTTCTGACCAGATCGCAAGGTTCGCAGAGCAATCAGGCGAAACGATAGATCAGGTAGTCACTGACTACGTTGTAGGTGTTTCACAGAAGATTATTGAGCGTACCCCTGTAGGCAACCCTTCACTTTGGGAGAGCAGCGCACCACCGGGCTATGTGGGCGGCACAGCGAGGGCTAACTGGATACCCTCGATTGGCACACCTGAACAAACCGAAGTAAACAGCACAGATCAAAACAGCGGCAACAACCAGCTACTAGCGATACAGAATCAGATTCCGGGCAACATTTACTATCTGACAAACAACGTACCTTACATTGAGCGGCTAGAGTATGGCTGGTCAACTCAAGCACCGAACGGGATGATGCGGCGCACACTCAGAGAGGCCCGTGCAATTCTCAAGCAAGCAGTAGATAAAAATACTGACCTATAACCACTAGGAGATAGAAAATGGCATCAGGCGCATTTACATCAGCAGGAACCACTATCGGCATCGTATCCGATGCACCCAGCACCTATGATCCCACAGGGTTCGAGGCACTTACCTTTGAACTTATTGGCGAGGTCACTGACCTTGGCGAGTTCGGTCGTGAGTACAGCCTTGTGACGCACAATCCGCTGGGCGACCGCCAGACAGTCAAGCGCAAGGGCAGCTACAACGATGGCTCAATCGCTATGACTGTTGCTCGCGTACCTAGCGACGCGGGGCAGACGCTTCTTCAGGACGCCCTTGACAGCGATGACAACTACAGCTTCAACGTCACCCTTCAGGATGGCACCGAGCTATACTTCGCTGCTCAGGTAATGAGCTACACTTCCAACGTCGGTAGTGTTGACCAGATCACGACTGCAAGCGTTACTATCGAGATCACTGACGAGATTGTAGAAGTAGCACCTAGTCCTTAATAGATAGGGCTTTACAAGTCTAGAAAAATATGCTATACTGTAGCTACAGATTTAGCGATGCTTACAAGCAACGCATCGCACAGATAGACAGATGTTAATTAATTATTATTTTAATTACTAACTATCTAACATTAAAAATCTAGCTACATTCTTTACTTCAAAAGGCCATAAGTCTGTCTAGTTTGTGACTAGACCTTTTTGGCTTGTAAAGACCAGAGGTCTTGATTATGAAACTAAGCGATTTCAACTCAGTTGAGGGGTCGAACGAGGGTGCGGTGGTTTACATTGAGCACCCTGTTACTGGCGAAAAGACGGATGCTTGGATCAAAGTGGCAGGGCCGGATTCCAAGCTAGCCAAGCAGCGTCGGACGCAAATCCAGCGCCTTCTTCGGGGCAAGCGTAACATCTCGGATGTTGACATCGACACGCTTGAGAAGGAGGCACTAGAGACGCGGGTGGCGCTGACCCTTGATTGGGGCAATTTAGAACTTGACGAACCCCTCAAGTGTACTGAAGACAATGCTCGCAAGGTGTACTCGGAGTACCCCTGGATTGCCGAACAGATTGACGCTTTTCAGGGGGATCGGGCCAATTTTTTTCCGAGCAGCTCGGATGGGCAGAAACCTTCGTAAAGTTTAAGGCTTACCTAGACACAGCCCCAGAGGGGCAGTCTCATCCTAGAGCCGACTACTATTACGGGCCTATGCCCGATCCGGGCGAAGTCTTATACATCATCCAATGGTTGTTTGAGGCTGGCCCTGTCACATTCTCCCCGATGGGGGCCACACCACTAGATTGGCAAGCAATCAAATCTTGGGCAGAATTGCAAGGCATTGAACTAGAGCCTAAAGAGGCGGACGCACTTCGCCATCTATCAATAGCTTATCTAAACCAGCAGCAAAAATCAGAAGATAAAGCCTGCCCACCACCTTGGACAGACCCAGAACAAATAGACAGAGAAAAAGTAGCAGATAAGGTATCGTCTACCTTCAAAGCTATTACCAATAGAAGGAAAAAGCCAAGTGGTTGATGTTGCCCGTCTACAAGTAGAAGTTGATTCTCGGCAGGTCAGGCAAGCCGACAAGGACTTTGACCGTTTTAAGAAAAGCGGCAAGGGCGCAACCCAGCAGACTAGCAAGTTCGGAAGGGCAACAGAAAAGGCCAGCCAGTCAGGCAAGAAGTTGATTGGCTCACTGACTAGCATGCGGGGGATTCTTGCAGGGCTGGGAGTGTCTGCAGCCGCAGCTTCTATGCTGCGATTTGCAAACAGCGCAATCACTGCCGCTGACAATATCGACAATCTATCACGAACTGCTGGCGTGAGCGCAGAATCGCTGCAAGAACTCCGCTTTGCTTTTGGACAGCTTGCAGGAACTACAGACACAGAAGTAGATGCTGCACTTCGTAGATTTAACCGCAGGCTTGGCCTTGCCGCAGATGGCAGCGGTGCTGCAAAAGATACTTTTGAGCAGTTAGGAATCAGTCTGACTGACGCTGCTGGAAACATGCGAGATGGAGAGGTTGTTCTAGATCAACTTCTTTCTCGTTTAGCTTCTGTTGAAAATGACTCAAGAAGGGCTGCACTCGCATCCCAAGCATTTGGCGAGGATGCAGGGCCAAGGCTTGCCGCCGCTCTGGGCGAGGGCGAGGCTGCTGTCAACTCGCTGCGCGATCAGGCGCTTGTTCTTGAGAACGACATGGTTAACTCAGGCTCAAGGATTAGAGACGAGCTTGACAGACTGTTCGGGGACATTCAGACAGCTTTTCAGGGCGCTTTTCTTGGGTTTGCCACAGAGAACGAGCAAGATATTCGTGAATTGTTCGGCTCA